CTCGCAATATTTTCGACTACACGCAGACCGATTATAGTGATGTGTACGGCGGGTACATGTAATTAAATGTCGTTACTTCTCGATGCATAACGAGCATCATAATCAGGCAAAATTTCATTACGCAGCCCTGCAATAAATAGATCAGCTTCACGCGCAGAATTAAATTGCATTTCAACGTTGCTTTTATCTGCACCTGTGAATGTGTACTGTAGACCTGTATCACAGCTCTTGATTGTAGCTAAGCGATATGCAGTGTTTACTGAAAATACGTTTTCTTTTGATTTGTAGCCGCGTTTTGGATCTGGTTTTACGCTAAAGCTAGTGCCTGTGATGTAGTGCATGGTATACGGACGTTATTAATTTCTTTAATACGTTCAATCTCTTCTAAATCAGATTTCATAGAAAGAAAACGCTCATCGATATATTTCTGAAACGCTAAGGGCTTAATCCAATCTATATCATTACCTGGAGAACGTCGTTTGAGTTGCTCCACTCTCTTCCCAACAAGATCAATTCCTTCTAGCAGACAAAGCCATCTTGCGTATTCATCATACGACATGCTGTGTTGGCTTGCTTCAACTTCTACATTACTTGTTCTTTTTGACGATATCGATTGCATATCCGAGTATTATGTAGGAAAATTTAAGAACGTCAATAATATTCTCACTCTTATTCAAAGTACATGTCAATGTATGTAATGATGTAAGATTACCAATGATACTAATAATATTTTTTTTGTATGTATTAACGATTTCTGGTTTTATATCTTCATTTATTTTACTTTCAGCTATCGCTTTAATCATAGTCTCACAATAAAGATGTAAGAGATTATTAATGTAATTAATACCTGCTGTGTCTTTTTTATAGAAAGCTAATCCTTCTTCTAATGATTTATAATATTGAGACGGTGTTATCTGTCGTATACGACTCTCTATTTCGTTAAATGAAACGGTGCTTTCAGACGACTGAGGGATAAACGGATCTGATACTCTATCAACCGTTAATTCATTAATACTATCGGGTATGTTCATACTTTACTGTTGGGAATAGGAGGTAACTCTATATTTGCAATAGTTTCTGTAATTAACGCTGTCTCAGGCACTATATATACACCGATATGTTTCGTGCAGTGATTGCATTTATATGAATTATTTGTGTTGAGAACGATAGGTACATACTCTGTTTTCTTGAGAGAACATGGGCATGTGACTTCGAGTCCCTGTAAGGAGAATTCCTTTATACGCTCATTTTCGAGTTGTTTATTTTTTAGTTGTACTACAGCCTCGAGACATAGGATAAATGCATAATACAAACCAAACTGGCTAATGATACACGCCAAGAACCCCATTACAGCACTTATACCGAGCTGTTGTAATATTATTGAACCTACAGTCGCGACAGTGAGTAGTATTAAAATTTGTGTGATGAATCTAGCTGCCATTATCTATTAATATAGATCATTTAATCAATTAATCAAGACCGTCTTTTAATACAGTGAATATCTTTTTTAGTTCTGTGAGTGAATTATTGAGACAGTCAATTACGCTTTTAATCTCGGCAACAGCTTTATCGTCTTCTTTGATGTTCGGGTTATTAAGAGCTGTTTTAAACATGTTTACACAGTTACTGTGATTTGTCATTAAATCACCTAGAACGGGAACGACATTAGGCAGTGGGTACGCTAGTAAGTCATCTGCCTTTGAATTGTTAGGGCTCTGATCAGATATATTACCAAACAGGTCTTTGAATTTCGTGCGCTGAGCGCTAAATTCACGACTTGCTTGTCCGGAAACCCATTTATTATAGTACGATACTGTATCCTCAAATAGAACCTTCTTTTTCATGTGAAATTATTTAATCGCTGCAATAAATACTATTATGAGTTATTTTAAGTCAAGATTCGACTATATTTTAGAGGCTGACAGTGAAGAAGCGCCGGTGCCTTCAACGGACCGTGAAGCAATGGCTCAGCAACTTGATACAGCGGCTCCTGAAGATCTCGACGTACGGCCTGCCGAAAGAGCCGCACGAATTGATCACTCAAAATTAGAACAAGCTAATGCTCTTAACGATTGGATTAAACAGATAGATGTGTTTATAAATTTTTTAAACGGTACAGACAGCACATCAATACAATCTCAACTACACGCTGCGTCTTGTGATACAATGTTTGAAGATATAGCGAGAAGTGAAAAAAAGAAAATTGCACGTCTTGCTGCTGAACTTAGCTCGCTTAGTGAGTCTTTCAAAGGTTATCTTATTTCATCAAACGATCGCTGATAACATCAGCTTTGCTTTTAACCCGTTGTGTGAGTTTCTTATAAAGAAATCAGGCGATATTTGGTTAATGTTTGCAGCTATACAAACATCATTTATATCCTTATAAGATTTACCAATTTTTTCCGGCCACATAAATACAGTCTCACCGTTATCTATTAATTTTTTAGTTTTCAATTTACTTGCTTTATCCAGCCATTGGCTGTCTAATACCCATATTCTTTTATGGAATTTGAGATTATTGATTTGCGATTCCTGAATACCTGAAAACATTTTATCGCTCTTTTCTTGTATACCTGCAACAGCTGTACCGTTTTTCACAAAAAAAGCATCTATCGGACCCTCAAATATAAAAATATATTCAAGATCGGCTGTTATTTCATTAATGTTGTAGAGAGACTTGTCACCGTTTATTTTGCTCAAATATTTCGGTGTCTTGTCTAAATTAGATTTAATAATTGTTCTAGATTGATAGAAGGTAATTTCATCTTCGGTGTTGTAAAACGGTATTACAAGACGATTCTTATGCACTTTATCAGTTAAAGAAATCCATAATGACCTTGGTCTATTAATAGCGGTATCGAGCTTACGCCGTTGTATTAATTCAATTGCCTCTTTAACTACGTGATTGTCTCTATGGTATTCCACCTGCATTGGATCAAAGAGATTAATGCAATCAAGAGGTAGCTTGTGCTCATGTTTCTCAGTTATACCTACAGGTTCTTCACGCGAGATATCTACAGGTAATACATCATAGGTATTAATTTCATTGAGTATCTCCCTATAAGTCTGACCAGATAACTCCTGTATCCATTTTACCGGGTTACTGTACCAACCACAATTGTGACAACAAATTACATTATCTTTCGTTAGATAGTAACATCTACGCTTCTTAAGCCAGGAGTTACCTTCACGACAAATAGGACATGAGCCTTGATACGTATGATTATACCCATTGTGCTTTACACCACCTGAGTATGTATAAAACTTCTGTACAACGTATTCTTGAGGTATAGTCACAAATATAATTTTATATTATATTTGCAAAGATAACAAGTCTATTTTTTGGTTTCTGAAATATCTCTTACAGAGACAATACCTTTACGAATAAAGGATCCAGAGGCGGGGTCAATATATTCTGCTTCAACGATTTCTTGTTGATTGCGAATATATGTCTTAAGTCTCGGCTTAACGGGTTCACCGCTAATAGGTGATTGAATAATCTTCGGTTGAATTAGATCCATGTAATTATTTAATCTTCACTGCGTTTCGATTCAACTTTGTTTTTTTTGTGTTGTAGCTTACAGGTCGCATAAACGTATCTGGGTAACCTCTCAACGACCTCGAGTATATGCTCACTAATACCTATTACAAATTTCTCGTGCGAGATTACTCTGTTCTTCATATCAGGTAATGATAGGAAAGAATGTTCATCCTTCACATCTTCGATGTATACCAGTAACTCACCGAGTAGCGCACCTTTAGTAACAGCATAAATATAGCCTGGATGCGGCTTTTTATTTTTCTTAAAAAGATTCTTAACCTTGTTCGCTAGTGTCTTCATCTATGTGATGATTATGAAAATATTTGTTAATTAACGTCACTAGTGAGTCTGCTTCTTGTTGATTCCGCGCCGATATACAGTGTATTGGTTCGCCGTCAAATGTATACCCAAGGATCATAAACGAAGATAAAAACTCCTCTACGACTGAAGAGAGTGTGCGCAAGTCTTTTTTAACGATAGATTCATTTTTAAGCTTTTCCTGTAAAGAAGCAGCCATGGCTTGCTTAATTAGCTCTTTCGCTTGAGGATCAAGACTCGTGTCAAATTTCTTTAATTTTGTTTTTTTATTCTGCTTCTTGTCGCTCATCATTATTATTTAATCCCTTCGATATGTATCTAGAGCGACCGTGGTACACCGCGTTATTACAAACACCGTGTGAGAGAAGGTAGTCAATAATAACTTCAATGCTGTCTGTTTTTATACTAAAATTTTTCGGAATACGTGCACCACCGTCGTTTAATTCAAATAAGATCTCACCGAGGTCATTCTTGTTATTATAGCATGTTATAATAACGGAGCTCTCACTAGGGTTAACCATTATTGTCCATCTACGGGGATCGCTTTTTGCATAAACGGAGAATAAGCGTAATACGATAAATCCATTGTCGCGTAAACGTTTAATAAAATAGCTAGGTGTTTTTATTTTGTTGTTACTCATATGTATATTAGTTTTGTAACGCAGATGCTATAAATTTAATTTTAGTATTATCTGTGTCTGATGTGAGGATTAATAATCCACGCTTTGATGCAATATCGACTGCTAGAGTTTTAAACTTCACACTAGAAATTATTCTAAATAATTCAAAATTCAAGGGTATATGTAAATTTATTTGTTCTCCAGTAAAATCTGTTGATATTTTAATCCCATATGAATCTGTATTAGCGCGAGACTTATCTGTTAATTCTCCGTACACATCACCGTCTTTAAATGATAGATAAATTTTATTTGTTTCTGTAGCTATTGAACTACCTTTAATAAGAGAGCCTAAGGATATATGTGATATGGTAAATCTACCATCATATGGCATATCCGCCAATTTATCAAAATTAATCTGTTTCGATGTTTTGATAATATTGTCTTCATAAAGATGATACTTAAACTTAACATCTGAAGAGGTATAACTAATATTATTAAGAGATACATCTAGATCACAACTCGATTCTTCAATGCATGATAGCACACGGCACAGCTTTTTAACATCAGGTATGTTAAGGTTTTTTTGGCTTTCAAACCCAATATTAGTGTACTCTAAATACACAACAAGAGTATTATCACTCGTTGTTATAATAGCAGAAACCTTATTTGGTGTTAGCTTTAATACAGCGCTATCTGCAACTCTGCTCACAGGTGCGAGGAAATTAGTTAAAAATTCTTCTCGGTTTTTTAAATTAAAAATCATGATTTATTATAAATTAATCTTGTAATAAAATCAATTAGTTTGATTAGTCAGCTACCTTCTTTCTTACTGTTAAGAATTGACTTGATATCTGTCTGTAGCTTTAATATCGTTTCTATTTTTTTCTCTATTGATTCAATACGCTCAAATACTTGTATGGTATATGGGTTATTATTGAAATCAAATTCAAGTTGATTCTTATCCTTTTCTTGCGTTGTAACTGGTACAGGTAGCGACGGCACGGCAATTGGAGTAAGTTGTGGGTGTTGTGTAACAGGTACGTTTTCTATCTGGGGTACATGTTGTATCTGTTGAGAGGGTGCTGGAGGAGCGATTGAGTTCAACACAGCATGTGGATTAAGAACCATGCCATTTAGTGTATTCGTCTTCGTAATTAGATTTTTATCTAATTCCTTTAGCTCACCCATGTTTTGACCCATAAACTGAAGCGTTAAGTACTTCAGTTCATCGGGTGATAGATTATCATTAAATGTATCCATTAATCAAGTCCCTTGAGGAGATCATTAATATCATCATCATCAAGACTCGCAGGTACTGGTGCTTCCTTTACTGCGGGTGGTTGAGCGACGGGTTTTTCAATAATACGAGGTTGTGATTGAGTCTCGGTATTAGATTCTGTAGTAACCACATCTTCATTACAGTGATAGTGTAGATTAAGTGTCTCCTTTAATTCATCGTAGCTCTTAACCGCGAGGTATGATTCAAGATCAAAAACGTTACCGTAAATTTCATCGTACGAATCAGAATCTAATCCTGTAACCGCTTTAGGTAGAGCAAATTTAGATGAAACGTAAGTTGGAAAATCACCCTGCTTCTCTACCTTAATTCTAAGGCTACAACCAGCAGGGGAAAGATCAAAAATTCTCGGACCAAAATCCGCTGCATCGTCACCCTCAATGGCATCCATAATAATCTTGTTGAGCTGGCGACCAAATCGGAGAATTTTAATTTGACCGTTATTTTCTGGCTTAGTAGGATCGTTCTCTACGTAGACATTAACCATCCAATTTTCCTTACGATTCAACGCCTGTGCCTTCGCTTTATCTTCTTCTGTTCCTGATCGGCGAATACGATAACCTTCTTCCGCGATCGGATCGCGTTGATTCCACGTCGTAGGACTAACAACGTTAATCAACTTACCATCTGCAAAGCTTTTCCAGCTATATGAATAGTAATGCAAAAATGTCTTATTAGGGTCCTTAACGTTAGGCAATATACGTACAGTATATGTATTACCGGCTTCAGTTCTAAGGAAGTCCTTAAATTTTGTATTGGTGTTTTCGGTTTGCTTCGTAAGAGCAGATTTAATGCTATCGAACATTGATGATGTGAATGAGGTGGTCATATTTTTATTTTATAATAGGTTGGTTAGTTTAATTTTCAAGTTTATTTTCAAGTTTATTTTTTAGTTTTTGTATACCGGCTTTAACTAAGATCTTAGCTGTTTTACTTGCGAAGAACTTTAATCTAAACGTAGGTATATTGTTTAGGAATTCAATACCAAGTATAAACTCTAAAATATCGTTATCAACTAATTTTAATTGTTTATCAAATTGCGTGAACCCTAAAAGACAATAAACATTTACTCTATGTTCCTTGAGATGCAAGATAAAAGATGGTGTGTTATTACTTCGGTGTGTTATGTAATCGTCTATCTCAATGTCGTTGTCGTGACAGTAATTCGATATATATTTCAATGACTCTACTATATTAGTCAATTGCTCAGGAGCATCAGGATCGAGAAAAAGTTTTTTTCTTTGGTAAAGTGTATACGCTTTTGTTGCTTTAAGGGTAGTGTAGTATTCTATATCAAAGTAACTTTCATCAGGGTATATAACATAAGGAGCTTTAATAAAATCGTCCAATGATATGTGGCTATGCTTTGTTAAAAATATTGAGATTTTTTTTAACTGTCTAATTATAACAGGGTCGATATTACTAAAATCTTTTCTGAACTTAAAGGGTTGTGATCTTTGAGATCGGGAAATTCTTAAATGAGTATTATAAATGTGCTGATCAAAATCTGTCAGGCTAAGTGCTACATCCATTTATTAGATGGTAATCTTCTTTTTTGAGGAATTCAAGTATTTCATTACATATTTGCTTTTATATAGACCAGGATCAAACATCGTAAATGCTTGTACAACAGCGAAATCACTATTTATATCACAATATATTTTAAATAAATCTCGTAATTCTTTTTTTTGAAGGATAAGTAAAAACACATTTGCTATATTCAATTTTTTTGCGTTTATTAATGTAAGAAATGAACAAAATGAGAGGAATAAGTGTTCATACTCATAGTTTATTAATGTGCTGTTTATATTATCAGGCTTCACTAGATAACTAATTATCAGAAGCCTTATAAAAATCAATGTTATTCACTTGATAGAGAAGCGAGTGCATTAATAGTTGATGCACTCGCTGCAGTATCGTTTATATGCTCATCCTCACTCAATGTCAGTGTTGAATAATCTATGCGCATAATGCATTGCCCGAAATTTGGTCCGAACCGATTTTTCATCATCCCCATTTTAATTACACCTAATTCACGGTCTGTCGGCTCCTGCCATATACTCATAAGGACATCAGCTGTGTGAGCAAGCCCCATACTCTCTGAAATAG